CAATGGATATCCTGATCAGTTCGTTGATGGATCAATTTGGTATTTCTTCGGATACGCATGTACAGACTGCTACTAAAGGACACGCACGCATATATGTGCCTTTCAATATAGTGCCTGCTGGTATTGAACCCCCAAACTCAGGTTTAGTCGGGTTGGAAGGTGTACTTGCTGAAAATTTTCAGGATAAATGGCATGAATATCTACGATTGCCAGAACGATATGCGGTGGTTGGAGTGTTTTTTGATGTCATACGCAATAACTGGGTCATTATCGTTGAAAGTGATGCTATTCCATTGCCATCCCTTGGTGAACTACTTCCTGTGATGGAGGGTACTTATCAGCGTACCGAGGATGGCAGGGTACATCTAACCGATTTCAAACTTATCTAAGGAGAGTAACAATCATGGCGTACGTAGATAAAGCATGGGATGGCTCTGCAAGCAACTATCCTGATACTGATGCATATTGTGACGCTTGTTTGATTGATGATAATCCATCTGGACAGGATAAAGTACAGGCACTCTGTAAGCTACCTGTCAAAGATGCAAATGGTGATACCAACGTGAATGCTGTTCATGCGGCAGCGGCGGCTCTTGCAGGTGGACGCGGTGGCGTCAAAGCCTCTCCTGCGTCAAAGAAAACAGCAGCACGTAAATTGATGGGGATGTACTCAGATATGAAAGAGACTGCACCAGACTCAATCAAAAACATGGTGCAATAATCATCTTTTTACATCATAACATCTATTTGTAATTACATATTGATAACCAGTTGACAACGTTGAAAGGTTGTTCTATAATGCCAGAAGAAATTACCACATCTGTTGAAAGCGAGACGCCGACAGCGGACCCCCAGACCGAGACGGTCACAACCCCGGCAGACGCTGGTGAGACGCCAGAAGAAACCACCGAACCACAATTACAATCGTCATCTACGGATGATGTAGCTAAAGAGCTTGAACGCTTAAAAGCAGAACTTGCATCCGAGCAATCAGCACGTAAAAAAGCCAACGCTGAAGCTGCCAAACATCGGCATGCTGCCAAAGAGCTTGAAGACCTGAAATCACAGATTGAATCTGAAAAGCTCAGTACACAGGAGAAGCTTGAGAAACGACTCGCAGACCTGCAACGCACGCACGATGACGCTATCAGACAAAATCAGGAGCGTACAATTAACTACGAAGTGCGACTTCAGGCGGCTCAACTTGGTATTGCTGATCCGAATGATGCGGTCAAACTGCTTGACTGGTCAGAAATTGAGTACGACGATAATGGTGCTCCAACCAACGTAGATGACTTACTCAAGACGCTGGTGAAAGCAAAACCTTATCTTGTTGTTCGAAAACCAGTCACCAGCGGCGGCGCAACCAATCCGCCACGTTCAGCGACCACGGCACCAAAAGAAATCAATGCGGAATATATCCGTAATTTGAAACCTGCTGATTATGCGGCGCTATCGCCTGCACAAAGAGCAGAAATTCAGCAGTGGATGCTGACAAACTCTGGTCGTAGATAATATCGTACAAAATAACTTTTCCGTATCTCGGTTTGAGCACCTTTGGAGAGATGTTGAGATCGGGATGATGGGGGCTATCAATGTCATTAAACAATTTTATTCCTCAGCTTTGGTCTGATACGATCCTTGCTGCTTTGCAAAAGAACCTCGTGTACGGAGCACTGTTCAACACCGATTACGAGGGACAGATTCAGCAGATGGGGGATACCGTCAAAATCAATGCGATTGGCGATATCACCATTAGCAACTACGTCAAAGACACTGACATCAATCCACCGCAGGCACTTACTGATGCGCAGACCATGCTCACCATCTCTCAAGCAAAGTACTACAACTTTGAGGTTGACGATGTGGATGCGATGCAGGCACACCCAGAAGTGATGTCTGAAGCATTGCGGCGTGCGGCCTACTTGCTGGCTGATCAGATGGATCAGTTCTATGCAGGGTTTTATGTGGACGCTGTTTCTGCGAATGTACTTGGTTCTTCTGTTTCTCCAATCACGCCTTCTGCTGCAACTCAGGCGAACGTTGGTGGTGGCACGACGGTCTATGACTATCTGGTGGTGCTCAACCAATACCTCACGCAGTCTCTGGTGCCCAAAATTGGACGTTGGGCTGTTGTCCCTCCTTGGGTGACAACGTTGCTCACACAGGACGTACGGTTCACCTCGTTCAACACTGATGCAGGTCGTCAAACAATTCTTACTGGCAAGTTGGACGCCTCGGCTGGCATGGCTTCTGATGCTTATCTGGGTAAAATCCAGGGTATGGATGTTTACGAGTCAGTCAATGCTCCACATATCACGGGAACCCCCGGAGTTTCTGGTAGCGTGGATGTGGTGGTCGCAGGCCATAGTATGGGATTGACGAAGGCTGAAGGGCTGAACAAGACCGAGGCGTACCGTCCACCATACCGCTTCAGCGATGCCGTTAAAGGCTTGGCACTCTACGGAGCAAAAACAATCAGACCTTATGCTGTTGCATCTGCTTATTTTCAGCATCCATAGGCTGATTGAGGAGATAGGAAATCATGGCACGAACAAGTTTACCTGTTACCAGCCTGACGGCAAATAATGCCGTACTCAATAACGCCGGGACTGCAATTGATGCTACTAATGGCATGACTATTGCTATCCCAACCAATACAATTCCGGCTGGTGGCAATATCGATCGACTCGTCTTGTATGTGCAGAACAGCACAGCATCAACGAAGACTGTTACCGTACGAGCTGGTGTGAACACGTCGCCCGGTAGTCCTGCTTTTGAAGCGGGAAAGGGTGATTTGGTTACTGGCAATCTGACAGCAAGCACTGGTACGGCATTTATAGGCCCATTCGAGGTCGCTCGGTTCATCCAGCCTGACGGATCTGTGTCAGTGGACTTTGCATCAAGCATGACCGGGACCATTTGGGCATTGCTGCTGCCGAGGGCATTCTAATCATGTGGATCAAGCTTTCTAATGGACGCACAGAATGTGTTCACCATGAGGCGCACATCCAGCGGTTGCTTTCGGAAGGCGGACAAGAAGTTGCTGATCCGAGAGTAACCGTCCCAGAACCTGAGCAGCAGGAGAGCGAAGATGGCAGTCAGAACAACGATGGCGGACCTGATAGCGAAAGTCAGGCTGATGATAGCAGATCCAGTAAGCGCAAGTCAGCAGTTCGACGATCAAACAATTCAGGACAGGCTTGATGCAAGCAGGCAGGATGTACGCTACGAAAGCCTGACGATTGCACCATCTATCGTGAATACGGCATCTACTGGCAACCAACCACAGACGATCTTTGCAGATTATTACTCTGCTTTTCAGTGGTGGGAGTCAGACGCCGTATTGCAAGCAAACGATACCACCACACAGGAGTCGTGGGTGGTTGTAACACCTGTCGCGTCTGACTATATCGTTGGGCATTGGCAGTTTGAGTTGGATGTGTTCAACAGTGGGACAGTCCCTGGGCAATATCCACCTTGTTTTATTACGGGCAAGACCTATGACCTCAATTGCGCGGCTGCTGACTTATTAGAGTTTTGGGCAGCATCGTTAGCCTGTGCTTACGATGTGACGGTTGATGGGCAGTCGTTGAGGCGTTCGCAACTGATGCAAGGCAAACTCACGATGTCGCAATACTATCGTCGGTTAGCGAAGCCAAAGGTTGCCAAGATGGTGCGCAAGGATGTGCTTATCCCGCTTTCAACGCGACGTATGCGTTTGTTGGATGAGAGTGACACGGTAAAGTAGAAGGAGCAAAAGTATGGGCTGTGGACCGACAGCGGCTGAACTGGCTGCTATCCGCTCTGATGTTGCTGCTCTTGCTCTGGATTTATCGTGTGAGATCCAACGCAAGACCATCACAAAAGATCAGTACGGCACTCAAACAGAGATATGGAATACAATTTCGCCTGACAATTTGAAGGTGGGTATGACCGAGCCAAGCGCGGGCCAACTTCAAAACTATGAGTATGTTATAGGATCATTGGAAACCTGGAGAGTGCAGTTGCCATATACCACTGATGTGCAGTTGCAGGATCATCTGATTGTTGGTGGTAAAACGCTGACGATTCAGGTTGATTTGACGCCAAAGAGTTATGCCGCACTCCTGACTGTCTTGGCATCGAAGGTTGAGGGACAAGTTGATGGCGGATAGTTTTAACAATTTTGATCAGCTTGCGAATGTACTGGATACCGCACTTGCACAGGCCGTCAGCAAAACAGCATTTGATGGGCAAGCGAATGTGCAGAAACATATTCAGGCAAATGATCAGGTAGATACCGGGTTCATGCTCAATAGTGTGTATGCGAAGACAAAGGATACCAGCACCTATAAGGGTGGAGAGAAAGCATTACCAGAAGTTGAAGCACCATCCGACGATAAGACTGCGTATGTGGCTGTAGCGGCTGAGTACGCTATCTATCAGGACATGGGAACGCGCTATATGCCTGGGCATCCGTTTTTCGAGCCAGGGATGGAAGAGACGCGCCAAAGCTTTAACGATGCGATTGCAGTTATCAAAGCGACGCTTGAAGGATCATAGGCATGAGTACGACGCATGAGGTTGTAGCGGCGCTTCAGTGGTACTACAGTGTCCTCTCAGGAGATAGTGCATTATCCACGCAAGCACCAGGAGGCGTCTATCGTGGTGTTGCACCACCAAACACGGCAACTCCATTCGTGGTCATGGCATATCAGGCAGGATCAGATGTGCTCACGATGAATGCCGTACGGCTCATGTCGTCGCTGGTTTTTCAGGTCAAAGTGGTTGGGCCTGCTGCTGATACAGAGGCACTGGCACTTGCGTCGTCAACTGTTGATGATATTTTGAAACGTACATCAGGCACAACGACAGGCGGATTGATCCTTGCCTGCTATCGTGAGTCGCCATTCCAGATTGACGAACTGAATAATGGCGTCCTGTGGTCATCTTTTGGTGGCCTGTATCGTTCTCAAATACAACAAATACCGAACTCATAACAATTAATTGTCTTTCGTATCTCTTGATCAGCACCTTTAGAGAGATGTTGGTCAGGGGATGATGGAGGTTTTATATCATGGCTTGGCAACCAGAGCGAAGTACAGTAAACCAAAGGCTCCAGATAGGACCAGAATCGACATCTGCACTTGGCACACCTGTCGCTGCAACCAAATTGCTTGAATGTTTTGACTGGCAATTCGGAATTAATGGTGATATCAACACATACACGCCAACCGGACACAAATATGCGACAGAGCAGACCGAAAACACAGAATGGGTTGACGGAACCCTCGGTGGCAATTTAGATTTCAACGGGATTCTCTACCCTCTTGCAGGCGTGTGTGGAGCAACGACTCCGACAGCAGCAGGTTCATCTACCACCGCTAAACAGTGGACATTTACACCTCCGACAACTGGTAGCGTTGTCCCACAAACATACTCAGTAGAGCAAGGCGACAGCACCTACGCACACTCTATGGCGTATCTCCTGTTCTCTCAGTTCGGCTATACAGCAACACGTTCGGCTGTCTCCTGTTCTGGGAAAACTATCTCACATCCAATCAGCACTGGCATCACAATGACTGACAATCCTACTGCTGTCCCAATGGCTCCTGTCGCTGGTAAACAATACAACGTCTATCTTGATCCCACCTCAGAGGCACTTGGTACCACGCAACTCACAAAAGCCCTCAGCATCGATTACACGATGGACTCTGTGTATAACCCCTTCTGGCCCATGAACCGCTCCAACATCGGGTTTACGTCACATGTTGACGTGGCTCCATCCTGTACCGTCAAGATCCTGCTTGAGGCGGATGCTGTCGGTATGGGACTGCTCAATAGCCTGCAAGTTGGTTCTACACAATTCTTGCGTGTCGAGGCGGTTGGCGCGGTCATCGATGCGGATAACACGATCAACAATACCATCACTCACGACATGGCGATCAAAATCGGGAAGCCGAATACCTTCTCAGACAATGATGGTGTGTTTGCGATTGAGTGGGATTGCCCGATTGTCGAAGATCCAACCTGGGGCATGGCGCAACAGTTTGTGGTCACTAACTTGATCACTGCACTATAAGGATTCAGTTTATGCCAATAACCTTATCAAAAATTGTCTCAAATACTGCCAACGTGTCCTTTGCTTACGGGGCTGACACAGTAAATGTTGTGTATTACCCGAGCAAACTGACAGAGAAGACACTAGCTGATATTCAGTCTTTTAGCACGCTCAGTGATGCCACGATACAGGATAGTTTTTCTGCGCTCAACGATACGTTAGCCAGCCTTATCAAATCGTGGGATGTCTATGAGGATGATGCGCAGACCACCATGTTTCCACTTGATGCCAGTCGCTTACCCGAACTCCCTATCTCGTTTCGGGCATCATGTTTGCAAGCAATCATGGCAGATATCCGCCCGGAAACGATAGCGCCGACGCCGATCAATCAGACCCAGAGTTAAAGGCGTTGCGGCGCTATCTCGTGTTAGGACAACAAACAACAACGGCATGGATGCCGGATTGGTACCCAGTGATCAAGGCTGCACAGTATTTAGGGGTGGCTCCCTGGGCATTATTGGAACAGTCAGTTTGGTGGCGCGAAAAAGCAATCATCGCGTTATCTGCTGAAAATCAGGCACAAGAAATCAGAAATAGAGGAAAGTAGCATTTTATGGCAGTCGTAGCAGCACAATTGGTCGCATCGGTATCTGTAACCGGAGCTGATCAGGCAAAGAGCAATCTGTCCAGTGTTGGCACGGCTGCGTCTCAGACATCCGATAAGCTCTCCTCGATCAAGCCATTTAATGCTGGCGATGCTGTTACAGATGTTGATGTGGCACAGGCACAGTTGACACTCCTTGAGTCGAAGGTAACGGCTGCTCGTGACAAGCTACAGACTCTTCAAAATTCAGCCAATGCTGGCGAGGCAGTTACAGGTATTCCAGAGGTTGAAGCGAATCTCACATTGTTGCAAGCCAAAGCACAGCAGGCACGCGAAAATTTACAAGAGTTGCAGTCAGGTGGTGAACAGGCTTCGGAAGGATTGGAACAGGTTCAGGCAAGTGCCGAAACCACCAACAGCAGCCTCGCGGATTTGTTGTCGTCTATTCGTGATACCTCAACACAGATGGCGGGCGGATTTCTCTCTGCTATTGGGAATGCAGGCGGTGGATTGCTTGATTTTGTGAATAGCGCTGGTCAGGTCTTCTTTAGTCTTCAGCAGATCTATCAAGTTGCAACACAAGTAACATCAGCGCTCCTTGGACCAGCAGTGTCTGCCGAAACCATGCAGGCTGCATTTACCAATTTGCTCGGATCAACACAAGCCGCGACCAATGAACTGCAACAACTCAATGCCTTTGCATCGAAAACCAGTTATACCACAATGGATATCGATCAGGCTGCGAGTCAGATGATTGGGTTTGGCGTCAGTGCGAAGTCAGTTATCCCAGATCTAACAGCCATAGGTGATGCTTTAGCGGCGGTTGGACGCGGAAGTTCTGCGCAAC